GCAAATGCAACTGCTGCTGTTTGGACTTCAGTTACACTGTACATTGCACCAAGTAGAACAGCAATAGATACAGATACCGCACCTGGATTAGATGATAATGGGGATCCAACTGCTGAATTTACAACAATTAAAACGCTTGTTGAAACAGCATTGGCAGATAAGGTATTAATAGGAACAACTGTTACAGTTATAGAACCAACTTATGTTGATGTAATTCTTAACTTTCAATATGTAAAATTACCTCAATATACAACTACTGAAGTAGAGACCAACCTTAAAAATTCATTGTTAACTGGCTTTGGTTATAATGGGGTTAAATTCCAAGACACAATTTATCCGCAAGACATTGAGTTTGTTCTTCAACAAGCGCCTGGAGTTAAGACCGTAAAAGTAACTCTTCTTTATGAGTATGGTGCAGGAAGTGCTCTTACAACTCTTTCTGGTGGTCCTGGAGAAATCTTTAGATTTAGCGAAGCAAACTTAAATATTAGTGAGGCGTAATGGATCCAGTTACACGTTACTACGGTGTTTATCGTGGTGTTGTAAAAGACACTAAAGACCCACAAAAACAACGACGATTAAAAGTATCTATTACTCAAACAACTGGAAATGAAATAACTGATTGGGCGTGGCCTATGGAGCCATCCAGTATTAGTACTGATGTTCCTGTTATTGGGCAAGGTGTTTGGATTACCTTTATTGGTGGAGATCCTGACTATCCAGTTTGGTCTGGTGTCTTTGGGAAAAATCAAGGAAAAAACAAAAAGGTATTTATCAAACCTTTAGATAATAAAACTTCATTAACTGGTTTAACTGCTCATGTAATAACTACAAAACAATCAGATGGAACCATAGAGGTAGATTTAATTGCCACTATTATGGCTTTGGCTAATAAGGTTAAAACACTAGAGACTACTGTAACGGGGTTAAAGACTACGTTAGGCACAAGGTCTGCTGGTGGCCACACCCATACAACTAGTGGGTAGTAGTTAAGACAGTAAATAGGGGGCAAACAAGAGAAAATAGACCGTTAAGTCTGAGAGGAAAATAAGTGACAGCATCATATCCCGCATCGGTTAAGTCCTTTGTTACAAAGGTAGACTTCACCGACACTGTCCTTGCCGAGCATGTAAACACTCTTCAAGAAGAAGTTAACTCTTTACAAGCAAATCTTGGTACTTTTATTAAAACTGGTTCAGGTTGGGTAGGAACTTTTAATACCGTTACTACTGCTTGGGATACTTTAAAAGATCGTTTAGCAAACATTGAGTACGGATTAAAAGATGTTTATGACGACTACGTATCTCTTAGTGGTGGGTCAACTATTACGGCTTCTGGCGCCGCTATAAAGGGATTAGTTGTAAAAGGAGCATCAAGTCAAAGTGCTAACTTAGTAGAGTTTCAGACTAATGCAGGAACCGTTGTTTCAAAGGTAGATTCTGCTGGTGAACTTTACACAAGTAATAAAAAACTAGTGCCAATTGTTTATGCAGCATCGCGACCTACATCTGTTCCAGCAGGAACTATTTGGGTAGATTCAACCTCTGATGTATCAATTGTAACTGTTCAAGGGTTTCTTTCAACAGATGATGGAATATTAACTTTGATGGGAGCGGTTGTATGACCTATAGATCTGCACAAGTTTATACTGGTTCTGAATGGGTTGATCTTGCCGTTGGATTGGCTGACCCAAATCAAAGATCTATAGTGTCTGTTTCGGGAACAACTAAAACTTTAGAGGTATCTGATTCTGGAAAAGCAATTGTTTTTTCAAGTTCAAGTTCCATAGCATTAACTGTTCCTGATGATTCTACCTATAACTTTACAAACGGAACAACCTTTATACTTGTACAAAAAGGATCTGGTGTTGTAACTGTTGCTGGTCAATCAAGTGCGGTTATTAGATCAAAGTCTAGTTATGTTAAAACAGCGGGACAATATTCTGAGGCTCGTTTAATAAAATTAGCCGCTAATGAATGGTTACTATCTGGCGATCTAAGTTCTTAGGGACGGTGAAGTATGGCTAAATATGGCGTAAATTATTATGGAGCATCTGCGTATGGTGCGTTAGCAAAACTTGCTTACTCTGTTGAACCGATGTCTGCCTTGGCATTAGACTTTTCAAGAATATTACTTTCATGGCAAACTCCTCGTGGAACATTTACCCAAGTTCGTTTAGTAAGAAATCAGGCTGGATTTCCTGAAACATCTGAAGATGGTGTAATTATTTTTGATGAGCAAGCAACCGAAGGAAATGTTTCTAGATCTTATTTTATAGATGGAGAAGACAACCCTAATGACATACCGTTAGTTACTGGAAGACAAACCTATTACAGGTTTTTTATATTTACTAGCGAAAAAGTTTGGAGAGTTTCTGGATCAATTTCAACGGTTCTTCCAAAAAATCATGAGGCTCAAAAAACCTTTGTTAATACATTACCTAGAGTTTATACAAGTAAAGAACAAAGTCCTTTTGGTGCTGTAGATACTGCTTCTACCTTATACGACTTTATAGATGGAATGTTATTTACACACGAAGAATCTTTAACTAAATTAGATTTATTGCGGCCAAAACATACTGGTCTTGAAACCCCAATTGAATTAGTTCCTTTAGAAACAGCAAACTATGGTTTGACTTATGAGCCTACATTACCTACTAAAAACCAAAAAAGACTTGTGCGTGAAGCGCTGTATATGTATTACAGAAAAGGAACTAAACTTGCTTTAGAAACTTATTGTGAGTCATTAACTAACTTTGCCCCAACAATAGTTGTATCTGAAAATTTATTGTTAACCGTTCAAGACTCTACTTTTTATGGGGGAGTTGGAAATTGGGTAGCCAGTAACGCAACATTAACTTCAAGTAATGAACAAGTTCCTGCTACTGGGGTCAATGTAATTGATAGTGTTTATACTGGAAAAATAGTTGCAAGTAATGCTGGCAGTATAGTTCTTGGTTCTTCAAACATTATTACTAAAGGAGTTCCAGTAACACCTAGTACTCAATACACTGTTTCTTGTAAATTAAAGTCTCCATCAAGTGCAGGAAATATAACTCTATCGGTTAGATACTACAACAAGTACGGGGCAGCGACCTCGGCTGCGAAAACTGCAACGGCAGTTGCTGCAAATAATACTTGGAAGTCATCCAGTGTTACCTCTACCTCAGATGCAACATCTGTGTACGCAATTATAACTATTGCTTACAGTGCTGCTGGTACTTATTATGTTGACCAGGTGTGTATGCAAACGGGGGCATCAGTGGTTTATGACGAGGCTCGCAGCGTTGATATATTTTTAAACCCTAAAAAAACTAACTACATTAAAAATCCATCATTTGAGGTAAACGTTACAGATAACTGGACAAAGGCTGGGTTAGCAACAGTTACTCAAGATACCAGTGTGTCTACGCTAGCGTACTCTGGAGTAAAGAGCGCAAAGATAGTTGCAACAGGGGCTTGGACATTTAAGTCCAACACAATGCCAATTACAAAGGGTCTATTTTATACGGCCTCTGGACTATTTAAGGCTACAACAAATTTAACTGTAAGTTTAGTGGCAAGAAATAGTGGAGGAACTATAGTGGGAACTAGCACTACCTCTGTTTTAGGGACTGCGGCTAACTGGTCAAAGTTTACATCCACAATTTTAACGGATGCAACTCTATCCACAGCGAGCACTTATGAAATTACTTTTTCAGGGGGTTCTGGCACATTTTATTTAGACTGCATACAGTTTGAAAAGAGTCCTACAGCAACAGACTACTTTGATGGTTCTTTACCTACAGACTTTGGGGCGGTATGGGAAGGAACAGAAAATAACTCTTATTCTCACCTTTACCCAAATAAACCTCAAAAGGTTCAACGCTTGGGTAAGACCTTAGTGGACTGGATACCTGCCAATACCTTCTGGCGCCTGCGTACATACGACGGAGTGGAGTACACCACCACAACCGTGTAGTATCGGGGTCATGACTACAGACATAGTTATATCCGTACTACTCACAGGAATGGCAGTTACATACGTAATTGAATTCCTAGATCTTTTTCTTTCTGGCTTTGTTACTAAGCCAACATTCAATAAGTATCTATCACTTCCATTAAGTTTCTTAGGACTCTGGTCGCAGTTAGACCTCTACTATGACTTTTTTGTTTTAGTTCCTGCTGCAACTTTTGTTTCTTTAGCAATAGGAATGTGGTTAAATAAACCTACTTTTGTACAACCTCCAAGACTGCCAAGATTGTAAAAGCAATGAAACAAATTGCTTTAATAAGTTTTGACACTAATGTAGATGTGTTAGTTGGGTTATCTCAGTTAATAGCCAAACATCCTGATGCTACGGTTTTAATTCCCATAATTGAAACAGGGACGTTTTCTAAGAGCGCCATAAAAGCAGTTTCTGAAGCAGGATTACCAATGCATTTCTTTATGTCAGAGGAAGCATCTATAGAAGATGTGGCAGTCATGGCTGAAGACATAACGTTTTGTGTAGATCCAAACCGTGAAGTTATGCGCCACATAAAGCCAGAAGATATTTTAGGAATTGTTTGGAACGATAGTGCTGAGGCACACGTTGTTCTTCACGCTCTAGAAGATTACGGTTTGGAAACTTGGAGTATCACTGACGGCTTAGACACCATAGACATTGACTACGACGTTGATGAGTTAAGTGACATCAAGTCAGAGATGATTGAGAGCCTAGAGACCTTTGTCGAAAAAATGACTGAGTTTGTGACTTTGTCTGTTTTAGATGTGCTAACTGAAACAATAGCCGCTAGGATCCAAGAGGACGAAAACAATAAGGACATCGACCCGTTTAAGGACAACAATCTGTGAAAATCCCTTTAGAGGCTTATTCTGCCAATCTAACCGATTTTCAGTTCCGTCTGCTTGCTGTTATATGCCATCTATCGGGCTCTGAAGGCCGACTACAGGCATCAGCAGAGTCGCTTGGTATAGCCAGTGGCAACGTGACAGAGAAGACGGTTCGTAGAGGGCTTGTAGCGCTTGAAGAGGCTGGGTTCATAAAGAGGACTAAGACTAAAAGAAGGAACGGATATAGAGGTAAGGATGTACTGGACATTACAAGCCCACAAGTCACATCTGGGCCTGTAGAAGCCCAAGACATCTGGGCCTCAAATGTCCGCACATCACATGACTATAGGTCACGTAGTAATATTACTAATAAGTCATTAGTACCTAATAGTAAAGATAGTAATCAATTAAAAGATATTAGAAACACCGAAGGTGTTTCAATGAAGGAGATACGGGTACCTATGAGAAAATGGGAAGATGATGGAGATAATCTGGCAGGCTTTGGGTTGGTCGAACCTAAAGATGCGCCAAGCACTAAAGTCAGAAAATCCGATCCACGGACTAGGGGCAAAAGACCAGAGCATGAGTGGACTGCAATGGACGTCGCTGCTGAATTCTCATATCGAGTTGGTAAACGCTACCCGTTACTCCCAGGCACCGTTAACGTCCGCCAGTTGTCAGGAGCCCTCAGTAAATTCCGCAAGCAGTACAACACCACAGCCTTAATTGAACTAGAGTTGCTCCGTCTGTTTTTGACAGATGAAAATAATTTCCGCAACATTGGAGATGAGGCTCCGTTTCTTTACAAGACGTATCTAGCCTCATTTGGTAAAAAGATGAACCAAGCACGAGAGAACCTTGGACTTGGCAAAATTAACGCCCCTACAGAAACTGTGGTTAAGATGGGAACACTAGTAGCCAGCGATGGACGTGTTTTCCAGAACTCTTTATCTGGTAGAGCACAACTAGAAAGACACGAGAAAAGAATAAAGGAGAATGCAAATGGCTAAAAAAGTAGTAAAAACATTTACTGCAACTTTAAATAAGAACACTGAAAAAGGTGGAGCATGGTTATCCACCGTATCAATTGAAACCAACGGACTTGAAGGAATTGATATCTTTCTACAGACCGCTTGGTCAAACGCATCAGCGGGTAAGCGTTGGGTTAAGAGCCAAGTACAGACACTCACACCACGCAAGAGCGTGAAGATGATTGCAGGCGAAGGCAAAGACGCAAAGGGCAAACCAACTTCATTTGTTGGTGCTGTAACTTTTAAATCTGAATAATGCTTGAGTTCAGTTTCTTCTGTCCTTCCTGTAAAGAGAAGGTTCATGGTGTTGCAACTGAACGAGGCAGCATGGATGTAGATTTAAAGTGTTACTCTTGTAATGCTGATTGGGAAAAAGTAATTGTTGATAGGGGGGATTATGAAAAGTAAGTTAGTTTATCCAACAAATAATAAAGTTCTTAGATTTTTTGGAGACGTGATGTTGCTTATTGGTAGTTGGTTTGACCATGTAGGAATGCGTTACGGCGGACTCTACGAAGTGGAGTTTGACGAAGACGATGTATGACATCAACCAACTATCATCTCTAAAGAAACACTGGCTATTAAAAAACTCTAATATTCCACGTCGCTTCATTGGGTTAGACACTCAAGACATAATTGATCGTGCAGGTTCAATCCCACAAGAAGTTACAACGTGGATTGATGATTGCGCTAACGGAAATGTTATTAAGCAGATAGGTAACATTGGTATAAACGGTGTTGGACTTTTGTTTGATGGTGGTCCTGGTATTGGTAAGACAACCCATGCTGTAGTTGCGGCTATGGAGTTCCTAAGACGTCTACCAGATGATGATGTAGAGGCCGCAAAGGTTCTTGGTATGAACTCTGCTGACTTTGGATTAAATGCTCGTCCTATTTATTACATGACATACCCAGAATTTTTGTCTCGTAAAAAGGCGACATTTGATGCAGACCTTGAAGACAAACGGGAGATGAATTACATTGTTGATGGATTTCATGGAAGGTCTAAATTTGATTGGCTAAATGTCAGGGTTTTAGTTATTGATGATTTAGGAAAAGAATACGGTTCAAAGTACGACGACACCTCATTCGATGAGATACTAAGACTTAGATACGACAAGGCACTACCTACCATTGTTACAACCAATGTCAGGTTGGAAGACTGGGAAGCGCAGTACAAAGAAGCAATGGCAAGTTTTGCTAATGAAGCATTTGTGCGGGTACCAATTGTTGGCGCAGATCAAAGGTCGGCATTATGAAAGGGATGAGCATGGAGAGTCCATGGAGAACTGTTCAGTTGTTTATCTCTGCTCAGGCTGCAGGAATTTTTGAGGTTGAGGTTGATACCGATACACAAAAGATACGTTGCTCTTGTCCTATGTGGAAAAAGAATTTTAATTGTAAGCACACAAGATTTGTAGATTTAAAGATGAGACTTAACAATGGTCATTATTCAATAATGGTTCCCAACGAAGTTCCAGAACACTTAGCAATCAAAGCAAGCGATGACCCAAAGAAGTTTCGTGACTTTGTAGTTAAGTATGCTAAAGTCGAGGTACTATGAAAAATGGAGACATATCAAACGTCTCCTCTCCGCAAGTCATCTGTGTAACAGATGTAGTAATTAACTTAGTTGAAGAGGCGACCCGTAAGTTATTAGTTACTAAGGTCCAAAATAAACTTGGTGAAATAAACCTTGAGGGTGCCAATAAACTTTGGAAGTTATCAAACAACTACGGTATCTCCCTTGAACTTGCTGGTTACGCAGACCAAGGATGGACAGAAGAGTTACTTGAAAAAGCATTTGAAAAGTTAGAGCGAGAAGTGGTTAATCCGTTTAACTACTGGCACCTATACGAGGATCCAAGTGAGTTAGTTAGGAAACTTCCATACCGTGCTAATCTTCGGGGCGTTATCGATGTTCCATGGAGAGTTGCACGATATGGGTCAGCAGGAGTAGAAATAGATAATCTGTAAGAGGGGGAACAATGGCGGCAGACAACGAACACCGATTAGTTAGCAAGGTAATACGTGATCGAGAGATTACACCAGCGCTACAACTAGGTGTTACTGATGCATGGTTCCTTGATGATGAAAATAAAAGAGTATGGGCGTTTGTTAGAAAACATTATTCTGAATACAGTGAAGTACCTACTGCAGTAACTGTTAAAGACCATTACCCAAACTATAAAGTTTTAGATGTTCAAGACAGTCTTGATTACCTTCTCAATACGATGGTTGATTTCCGTCGCAGATTACTTACTAGGCAAGGTCTTGAAACTGCAGTTGAAATGTTGCAGGATAATAACCACGATGCAGCACTGCTTGCAATGGAAGCAACTGTTTCAAAAGTTAATTCTCAAGGAGTCCTGGGAACTCACGAAGTAGATTTAACAAAGAACACTGAAGAACGTTACAAAGACTATCAAGCACTTCAGAACCAAGAGTTTTTAGGAATACCTACTGGCTTTACTAAAATTGATGAAGCAACCGCAGGATTACAGGGCGGTCAATTGATAACAATTATTGCGCCACCTAAGACTGGTAAATCTCAGATTGCTTTAAAGATTGCAATCAACGTTCATCAACAAGGTTACGTTCCTATGTTTCAATCTTTTGAAATGAATAATCATGAGCAACAACAGCGTCATGACTCGATGCGCTCCCACATATCCCACGGTCGCCTTCGCCGAGGTAAACTTTTGCCTGCAGAAGAGGAGCGTTATATTGATGTTTTAAATGTCATGGAAAAAGAACACTCGTTTCATTTAGTAGATGCAGTTAACGGTATTACCGTTTCAGCATTGTCAGCCAAGATTGAACAATGCAAACCAGACATAGTCTTTGTAGACGGTGTTTATTTAATGTTAGATGAGATCACTGGCGAGATGAACACCCCACAAGCCATTACAAATATTACTCGTGCACTAAAGCGGTTAGCACAAAAGATTAATAAGCCAGTTATTATTACAACCCAAACTTTGTTGTGGAAAATGCGGGCAGGCAAAGTAACAGCAGACTCAATTGGTTACTCATCATCCTTCTTCCAAGACTCAGATGTAATCTTAGGTTTACAGCCAGTTGAAGAGGATGAAGATATTCGTTTATTAAAGATTGTTGCCAGCCGTAACAGCGGACCAAGTGAAATTGCTCTTACCTGGAAATGGGAGACAGGTTGCTTCCATGAAGAAGATGACGCATT